CCGCAGCATCAAGTAGATTATTCAAAATTCAAACACAATAAGTTAATTAGAAAATCCAAAAAGTCATTTTCAGATGAACCAAATAATTATGGAATGATGTTAAAAACACTATAAGGAGGCACTAAATGAAGATCAATAGACAGGAATTGGTAGATGCATTAGAAATTGTAAAACCTGGGTTGGTGGGTTAAAATAAAATATAGCTTGACTTCCTTATTAATCCAGGTTATTATTAATGGAAAATTAAGGAGGTCACTAAAATGAAAAGGAAATGTGCGTGTGGGTGCGGTGAGTGGGCAAAAGAAAAAAATAAGTTTATAAATGGGCATAACAATACTTTCACCGGGAAAAAACACACCAATGTGACAAAAAAGAAAATATCAGAAGCCAGAAGAAATGCCCCACCAGTGTCAGACGAAACAAAGAAAAAAATAAGTGAAGCGGGAAAAGGTAGAAAAGTTTCTAAAGGCACTCGGAACAAATTGTCAATTGCAAAAAGGGGAGAAAAACACCATAATTGGAAAGGCGGATCAAAAATAGATCAAGACGGGCGGGTGTTCATTAGACAAGGAGTGAAAGAGTATAAAGCGAGACCTAGACTTGTAATGGAAAAAAAACTTGGTCGAGTTTTAAAAAGTGCTGAAATTGTACATCATATAAATGGGAACCCATCGGATGATAGAATTGAAAATTTAATAATCCTAAACCGTTCTAAACACACAAGGAAACATAATATTGGACGTATTCTTTCTGAAAAGACAAAGAGAAAGATTGGCAAAAAGAAAAAAGGGCAATTACATACAGAAAAAAGTAAAAAACAAATTTCGGAAACATTAAAGAAAACTTGGAAAAGGAGAAAAGAGAATGAAAATAAAACGAGATGATCTTTTGTCTGCATTAGAAATTGTCAAAAGTGGATTGGCCGCAAAAGAAATGATAGAACAAGCAACTTCCTTTGCGTTCATGGATGGCCGGGTAGTCACATACAATGATGAGATTTCCATATCTCACCCAGTCGAAAACCTGGGAAGTGATGGTGCTGTCAAAGCAGACAAGCTCTATGGATTCTTGAGCAGGACCAAAAAAGATGAAATTGAGCTGAATGCCACTGATTCAGAAATTAGACTGACCGTTGGAAAATCAAAGGTTGGGCTGGTCCTGCAAGCAGAAATCACACTACCATTAGACGAGATTGGAAAGATCGGAAAGTGGCGGAAGCTTCCTGATGGGTTCCTGGATTCAATCAAGTTCGTTGCATTTTCTTGCTCCAATGATATGTCCAGGCCGGTGCTCACCTGCATCCATGTACAAAAGGATGAGAATCTGGCCGAGTCCTCAAATGGTTACAGGGCCACCCGTAGTAATTTTGAAGGAGAATGCCCAATCGCATCATTCCTTCTCCCAAGTAGTTCCGCAAAAGAACTCTGCCGATATTCTGTAACCCATATTGCAAAAGGGTCCGGTTGGGTCCACTTCAAAACGGCAGAGGACACAGTATTCAGCTGCCGAGTATTCCAAGATGAGTACCCTGAAACAGATCATTTGTTCAAAGTGGAAGGTACAGAAGTAAAGCTCCCGAAAGCTATGGGAGAGATGCTGGACAGGGCCAGCGTGTTCACCTCAAAGGAGCATTTTCTGGATGATCTAGTAACAGTATCTTTGGCAGATAAGAAAATAAAAATAGAAGTCCAGTCGGATTCTGATTGGTTCGAAGAGCCTGCAAATGTACGGTATACGGGTGATCCAGTATCATTTCAGATACATGCAACCTTCCTAAAAGAGATTTGTGAAAGGGAGAATGAATGCATTATCGGAGCTAAGATGTTAAAATTCCAAGGTGATAACTGGGAGCATATTGTCGCTCTTTCAAGGATTAAGTAGAATGATGCGGCGAACTAAAAAGAAAATGACCAGAAATGACTTGTATGAAACTTTTCTAAAACGCAAGAAAATAACAGACAAGAAATCTGGCCATGTCGTGCCTATTGAAAAACTGAACCCAATGCTGTTTGACTGGCAAAAAATAATTACTCAGTGGGCGATTGCAAGAGGACGTGCTGCTTTATTTGAGGGATGTGGTCTCGGGAAAACACCACAACAGCTTGACTGGGCTCGACAAGTACATAAAAAAACAAAGTCTCCGATTCTTATTTTAGCACCGCTCGCAGTCTCGGAACAAACAAAAAGAGAAGGGGATAAATTTGGGATTGAAGTAAATATTTGTACTGAAAAATCAGATGTGATGAATGGGGTAAATATAACTAATTATGAGAAACTTCATAAATTTGATCCATCGGTGTTTTCTGGAGTGGTACTGGATGAATGTTTTCCTCCTAATACTCCTATTGATGTTTTTAGTATTGACAATTCTTTAGAATTGAAGTATATTAAAGATATTGTTGTGGGAGATAAAATTTATAATGCAGGAGGAATTGATTATGTACATAATATCTGTAAAAGACCCATCAACAGGGCAGTTCAAATCGGTGTCAAAAAAAGGAAACTTACCTGTAGCGAAAATCATCCATTCTTTACCATGCATGGATGGAAATCCGCAAAAGATATACTTCCCGGAGATTGTCTCATGGCAACAGAAGAGGCAATGCGCTTGGTGCGGGGTGATTTTCAGAGTAAAATACACAACACAAAAAATGCAGAGATTTTGCGGGAAATCTTGCTCGGCGAAATGGAGAATGTCTCAACCAGAGATATTAGCAAAAGTACACAGCCCAATAATAGCCAAGAAAAGAGGTGTTGCAAGATCGGCATGGTTGAAGAGTGGCAACCCAAAAGCATTAAAAGAGATGGAGAGAATAACCAATTTGTGTCCTATGAGCAATCAAGAATCAATAAAGAAAATGATGGAAACAAAGAAAAGAAATGGAACATTGCAACTCTGGCCGGAAAGTCGGCGGGGCGGAAATGGTCGGCCTTTTCCAATTCCACACCAAATAATGATAGATCACTTATCCGAGAATTGGATTTCAGAATACGCAATCTCTTTAGGAAAAAGACAGCCAAACTTTCCAACCTGTTACAAAGTGGATATAGGAAATCCAGATCTAAAAATAGCAATAGAAATAGATGGATCAGGCCACAAAAACAAAAGAAAAAAGATACTGGACAAGAAGAAAGATCAGAAGTTGGCTTCTTTAGGGTGGAAAGTATTGAGATTTTGGAATCAGGACATCCTGAACTGGAAAAATATAGGGATGAAACAGGAGTCGTGTATTTCTATGACATTGAAGCAAAACGGCATCCATCTTTCAGTATAAATGGAATATTAGTCCATAATTCCAGTATCCTCAAGTCGTTTAGTGGAGTAAGAAGAAATGAAATAATAGATGCCTTTAAAAACACCTCCTATAAATTAGCCTGCACGGCCACCCCTGCTCCAAACGATTATATGGAACTTGGGAACCATTCTGAGTTTCTTGGAGTAATGACCCGGACGGAAATGCTATCGATGTTCTTTATTAATGATACAAAAGATACCGGACATTGGCGGTTGAAAGGCCATGTCAAAAATAACTTGTTTTGGAAATGGTTATCATCCTGGGCTGTAATGATATCAAAACCGTCTGATATAGGATTTGCGGATGGCGACTTTGAATTGCCTAAAATACATTATCATGAACATATTATCAAGACAGTTGCTAAACCTAAATATGGATTTTTTACTTGTGAAGCCCAGACGCTAAATGAGAGAAGGAATGTCAGAAGGGGAACGATAAAAATAAGAGGGGACAAAGCCGCCAACTTAATCAATGAAGGGGACGACCGATGGGTGGTATGGTGTAATCTAAACGATGAAGGGGATTATCTCGAAAAACGTATTAATGATATTGCCCAGGTTGCGGGTAGACATTCTGATGAAATTAAAACAAAGCGAATGATAGGATTTGCTACTGGGGATATAAAAAGAATCGTCACCAAACCTAAAATTGCTGGACTTGGAATGAATTGGCAACTATGCCATAACGCGGCTTTTGTTGGTTTATCAGATTCGTGGGAACAGTTTTATCAAGCGGTCCGGCGGATATGGAGATTTGGCCAGGAAAAAGAAGTGGACATCCATATATTTTTAGAAGAGCGGGAAGGGGCTGTTCTTGCCAATATCAAGAGGAAGGATATACAAGCAAAAAAAATGATTGAAAATATGATTACCTATATGGGTGATTTAATGAGAACAGAACTGGGACAAACCAAAAAAGATTTTACAGACTACCACCCTGAAATTGAAATGAGGTTGCCTGAATGGGTATAATTAATGAAAAGGAATTAATTTCCATTCTTAAAAAAAGTAAAAACATTTTACTTTTGGAGCCCCCATATCGTAGATCTTATGTCCCATTAGGGCTCGCCAAAATTGCTTCATTTGTGAAATCAAATAAAGGAACGGTTGAGTACTCCCGTGGAACTGCCCCCAAATCTTTTGATCTAATATGCATTTCATCCGTATTCACCAATGATGCCGATATTGTTTTAAAGTCCATAAAAGAGTGTGAGAGAAGTTTATTTACAATGAATGTCCCAGTTATTGTTGGGGGGATCTTTGCTTCTTTAATGCCTGATTATATTCAAGAGAAAACCAAAGCATTAGTATTCACTGGGTACTCAAAGGAATTAGACGAATACATTCCAGACTATTCTATAGACTATCAAATAAAAGGATTTTTCAAAGACGTTATGACCCTTTTTACCACAAGAGGCTGTCCTAATAAATGTGGATATTGCATGGTCTGGAGGATGGAGCCTGAATTTTATATTGAACCAGCTTGGAAGAAAAATGTACAGACAGTGGACAGAGAAGTTTGTGTCGTATCTGATAATAATTTTTTATCCGCCCCTAAGCATCATATAAAAGACGTGGCGCAAACCCTAAACAAATACTCAAAAAAAGTTATATTCAATAATGGGGTTGACTGTCGATTGATCAATAATGAAAATGCTAAGTTATTAGCCTCCCTGAAATATATTAAGAATGGATTTAGAACGGCCTTTGATCGAATGGAGGATGACGGATATTATCAAAAAGCAATGGAAAGGATGCAGAAAACTGGTTTTAAAATCAAAGGCCAATCGTATACTTATGTTCTTTTTAACTATTTAGATACGCCACAAGAGGCGTATTATCGGGCAACTGAATGCTGGAAATATGGAAGTAATCCATACCTAATGAGGTACAGACCATTAGATCAAGTAACAAAAAAATTAGACTACGTGGGGAAATACTGGACTAAGAACTTGATAAGAGCGTTCTCTAATTATGGACAAACCTACGGTTATAATCGTGGAGACTGGACATTTGAAGGCTGGGTTAATGGATATGATGGTAAATGGAATTACAAAAGTAAACTTACAGAAGAGGATTGGGAAAAATGGAATTACAAAAGATAGATGTACTTGATGAAATTGATTTCTATGAGCAGAAATTGAAAGAAGCAAACTCAAAACTTTATGAGATAAGGAGTAAAAATGAACCTACTCCTAAAGTCATTGATCAGATAATTACGGATCAATGGTCCGCTTATCATGGAGATTGTGTCCCCATCCTAAAAGGTCTTCCATCTAATTCAATCCATTACTCTATATTTTCTCCACCATTTTCTTCACTATTTACTTACTCAAACTCAATACGAGATATGGGGAATAGTACCGATACAGAATTTTATGATCAGTTCAAGTTCTTTGTTCCTGAACTTTACCGAGTCATAATGCCAGGGCGATTAGTTAGCATCCATTGTTCTGATATTCCGGCTATGAAAGAGCGTGATGGATATATGGGGCTAAAGGATTTCCCTGGTAAATTGCTGAGCCTGTTTGAATCAGTTGGGTTTATCTACCATAGCAAAGTACAAATAAAGAAAAATGAGCTGATGGAAGCCCAAAGAACAAAGGCATTGGGGCTTGCCCACAAGCAGGTAATTAAAGATTCCGCCTTATGTAGAAATGCCTTGCCAGATTATATTGTGACTGTTCATAAGCCAGGAAATAATCCTGAACCTATTGCCAGAAAAAAAGGATTTGAAGAGTACATAGGAACAAAAGAACGTCCAAATAGACCTTATAATGATACTCCTGCTTTAAATAGATTCAGTCAAAAAATATGGCAGAGATACGCTTCATCAATTTGGTTAGATATTAAACAAACCAACACTTTAAATGTCCGGCAGGCAAGAGATAAAGATGATGAGCGTCATATCTGCCCATTACAATTAGATGCGGTTGCGCGCTGTTTGGAGTTATGGACAAATCCAGGAGATATTGTTTTGACCCCTTTCGGCGGCATAGGCAGTGAAGGTTATGAAGCCGTTAGGATGGGAAGAAAAGCAATTTTAATCGAATTGAAAAGATCCTATTACGATGTATTAATCAAGAATATGAAACTGATTGAAAATAGAAAAAATATAGGATTGGATTTAAGGTAATCAAAATGGAAGGATTCTTCACAAGGGAACAAACAAAAAGCAAAGACAGACCGAATGGGCAAGTCTATTCCTGTGCCTCTTGTGGGATTTACAAATACAAATTTCACCCAAGAATGACCCCATTCGGGAATTTCAAGAAGGGTGTTCTAAACGTCGGAGAGGCTCCAGGTGAAGAGGAAGATAAAAAGGGGAGGCAATGGCAAGGGAAGATTGGGAAGGCCCTACAGCGAGCGTTCAGGCGCCTTAAAATAGATTTATTTGAGGATTGTCTGAATACTAATTCAATCAACTGTCGACCAACCGATGACAAAGGGGCAAATCGGAAACCAACCTCCTATGAGATTGCTTGTTGCCGGAAAAGAGTACTCAAAATTATTGAAGAATACAAACCAAAAGTAATCATATTACATGGTGGATCTGCCGTTGAAAGCCTTATCGGGCATCGCTGGAGAAAGAAACTGGGAGGGATAGCTAAATGGAGGGGATGGACTATACCAGATCGTGATTTCAATGCATGGATTTGCCCAGTATTCCATCCTTCATATGTCGGAAGAAAAGACTCTAAAGAAATAGACACTGTTTACAAGCAAGATCTGGAACGGGCATTTTCAATGATAGATAAACCACTCCCAGCCTTTCCAGATGAGAAGAATCAAATAACAATCGTAGAAGACAAAAAAGAAGTCTTGTCATTACTGCGAAAACTGAATCAAGGAACGCTTCAACCAGATCCTCAGATTATGGCCTTTGATATCGAAACCACTGGAAAGAAACCACAGAATAAAAAAGCCCATCAAATTGCCTGTACTTCATTTTGTGATAGCCCTAATCATGCGTATGTGGTCCCTGAACTGAAATGGAAAAGCTACAAGAGGGCGTTAAAAGAATTGCTTGAGAATCCGCATATCGGAAAGATTGCTGCAAATATGAAATTTGAGGACACTTGGGAGTATGAAATAAATGGGATCTCAGTAAAGAACTGGGTTTGGGACACTATGCAAGCTGCCCATGTATTGGATAATCGGACAGGCGTGACTGGATTAAAACTTCAAGCGTACATTAATTTTGGATTAGTGGATTATGATAGCGAAATTGAAGAGTATTTAAAAGCAGATCCAAAGAACGCAAATTCAGTAAACAGAGTAATGGAGTTGATGGAAACTGTGGATGGTCGGCGGAAGTTAATGATGTATTGTGGCATTGATGCATTGCTTGAATACAAATTAGCATTGTTGCAAATGGAACAGATGGAAGTAAATCCCTGGCTGGTCAATAACAATGAAGTTCCTTGGAGGTGCAGCAAATGAAACGTAAGAAAAAATTAAAATCAATAAACGAATGGATGAAAACCCTTACGTCTGGAAAGTGCCTACTTACTGGGGTATCACATATTATTGATGGGGTAGAACACGATGAGCTTGGGACTTCTTTCACTCCTTTCTTTTACTGCAAAAGGGTGGATAAATGGGCTGGGGCAGAAAGATGGTACTCAACAAATAGAAGAATAATTAAAGTTGGATATCGGGTAGGAAGTACAGAAAGATGGATCGCCCTCAAAGAAAAAATGCCAGCCCTCCCAAAAACACATGATGTTGTAATAAAACTGACGCAAATGGAAAGAAAAGAAAAGTATTTATGTAATTTAACAGAAGGAAAAATATGAGCCCCTCAGCACAAACCAAAGATACATACCGACTGATACATGACGGGATCTTGGCTTTTGGAAGAGCAGAGCGACATGGTATCCGGGTAGACGTAGAATATTGTGAAAAGAAGAAAGTCCACCTCACCCGCAAAATAAAGTACATAAAAAATAAATTACAAGATACTGAATTATTGAAATTGTGGAAAAAGATATATGGGAATAAAGTAAAGTTGAGCAGTAACTATCAACTTTCTTATTTGCTCTATACAATTATGAAATTGAAACCGGTGAAGGTTACAACAGGTGGAAAGAAAGGTAAAAAGCAAGGCGCAACTGATGAAGAAAGCCTATCCGCTCTTGACATTCCAGAACTAAATAAAATCTTGGAAATCCGAAAGTTAGCCAAGGTTCGAGATACCTATCTTGACGGGTTTCTAAGAGAGCAGGTTGACGGAGTGATACATCCATTTGGTAATCTTCATCTTGCCCGCACTTTTCGTTCAAGTATGAATAGCCCGAACTTCCAGAATATCCCAATCCGAGATATCGAGTCCATGAAGATATGCAGAAGTGCTTTATCCACAAGACCAGGATACCACTGGTTAGCTGTAGATTACTCAGGGGTTGAGGTCCGTATGGCTTGCGTGTACACAGAAGACCCTACCCTTATACACGATACCCTTCATGGAAATATGCACAAGGATATGGCCATTGAACTTTACTTGTTAGACGGGCTAGACAAAGGGCATTCAGGTGAAAAGAATTTGTACCAAGGAGCCAAGAATGGTTTTGTGTTCCCTCAGTTCTATGGAGACTACTCAGGAAATTGTGCCCCTAATCTTCTCAGCTGGGCAAAAATTGCTTCTTTAAAAGACGGTACTCCAGGACTGGTTCATCTGAGTGATAAAGGATTAGTTAAGCTCAACAAGAAAGGGAAGGTGATAAATTATGAAAAATTCCTACGGCACGTAGAAAATGTTGAAGATGATTTCTGGAATGTCCGGTACAAAGTCTATTCCATATGGAAAAAGAAATGGTGGGAGGATTATCAGAAACGTGGATACATTGATATGCTGACGGGCTTTCGATGTAAGGATGTGATGGATCAGAAACAATGCTGTAATACTCCATTTCAGGGAACAGCCTTTCATTGTCTACTTTGGTCATTTATCCGAATTGATCAGATCTGCTATGAAGAGGAAAACTGGGATAGTAAAATAATGGGGCAGATCCATGATGAGATTTCTATTGATACGTACCCAGATGAATTAGAGCATGTGGCGGAAACTGTTCAACGGGTTTCCTGTACCGAGCTTCCGAAAGAGTGGAAATGGATTAGTATTCCTTTAGAAGTAGAAGCGGATCTATGTGAAGTAGGGGATTCATGGGCAAAGAAAAAACCTTATAAATTACCGGAGGTGATATGACCCTGTATTTAAAGTACCGACCACAAGACTTCGATGAGATGTACGGAAATGAAGATCTCCTGAATGCGCTCCAGGAAGTAATCAAGAAAGAAGACCGCCCCCACAGTTACCTATTTCATGGACCTACTGGATGCGGGAAAACCACCCTGGCAAGAATCATTGCAAAAGAATTGGGAGCCAAAGGGAGTGACTTCAGGGAAGTGGACACTGCAGACTTCCGTGGGATCGACACAATCAGGGAGATGAGGAAGCAATCCCAATTCATGGCAATAGAGGGATCTTGCCGGGTATGGTTACTTGATGAATGCCATATGATAGGGAAGGGCGGGGACTCTGACAAAAACGAAGCTCAAAATGCATTATTGAAAGCACTAGAGGACACCCCAAAACATGTTTATTATATTCTATGCACCACCTCCCCTCAAGATTATTGAAAACAATTCGCGGTCGCTGTAGTCAATTCCAGGTGAGCCCTTTGTCTGATGAGGAAATGAAAGACCTGCTCAGTGCCGTGGTCCGAGAGGAAGGGGAAAAATTAAGGAAAAAGATTTATGAACAAATCATTCAAGACTCAATGGGACAATCCAGAGATGCATTGCAAATATTGGAACAAGTACTGAGCGCCGAGCCTGAACGTCGTTTAGAAATAGCAAAGAAAACAGCGGAGCTTCAATCAGAAACAATTGAATTATGCCGAGCTTTAATAAATATTGCGGGCTGGAAAAAGGTTGCAGGGATATTAAAGGGATTGAAAGATCAAGACCCGGAAAGAATCAGGCGAGCAGTATTAGGGTACTGTCAAGCAATCCTTTTGAAAGGAGGAGTCCATAACCATGTTGCAGTAGTCATGGAAGAAATGATCGAACCATTTTATAATTCTGGGTTTCCAGGTTTAATCTTTGCTTGTTATTCAATAGTCTGTGGGGACTCCTCAGGAGATGATTCACCAGGGAAGTTCTTAGAAGCCGATGTCCCATTTTAGTCCTAACGGAAACCAATCGTTAACTGTATAATAAATATATACCTAATTGTAAAAAAGGGAGGGATTAAATGTTGATTTATAGAGATTGGACGAAAACAAAAAATGGAAAAGTGTATGTTTGGGAATGGTTGGTTCATTTTTGGGATCATACCGATTTACCTATGTCGGTATGATGAAGCACTAAACGATGAAGCGTGCAAAATTTCAAGCTAAGATTTTTGTAAGGGGTAATAAAAAAGGGAGGTATTAAGAATGGAAATAGAATTGGATTATGACAAAGATGTAGGAATTGATGAAACTGCTCTGGATGTTGAATGGTTAGGGCAGAGCACATTGGCCCATAAATACATCAAGAATTTAATGCATCTGAGAAAAGTGGAAAAACGAGCACATGAACATCTGAAAACAGTTCGCTCAGATCTGATTCATAAAGTCAATGAAGATCCAGGAGAGACTGTGGGGAAGGCCAAACCCAATGCTGCTGACATTGAGGCGTACTATCGGAGATCAGACGGTTACAAAGAAGCCAAAGAAGAGTGGATCAATGCCGAGTATGAAGCGGACTATGCCGAGTTGGTGCAGAAGGAAATAAGTTATGGCCGGAAAGCTTCGTTGGAAAATCTGGTCATCCTTCACGGTCAACAATACTTCGCAGGTCCGAAGGTCCCCAGGGATCTTCACAAAGAAATTGAGAATAGAAGAGAGGAGAAACGAAAAACATCTAACAGCAAGGTGAAGATCAAAAGAAGGAAGTAAGCTATGAAATGGTGGATAGCAGGCAGTATAATATTTTTAATTTTACCCTTCTATGTATACGTATTGAACAAGTCTGCATGGATGGGGAAAATTACAGCACTTAAACATTTCTTCAAGGAGGAGCATAATGGCAAAAGCAAAAAAGAAAAGTAAGTTTAGAGGAAAGACAACAGCGAATGCAAGGAAGCAGAAGAGTGAAGGGTCCAAGTATGGATATCTGGCGCTCCCTAAAGGGACAAAACTTTTCAAAGAAGAGGGCGGAACCAGAGTAAAAGTGGACCTCCTTCCGTACATTGTAACAGATCCAAAACACCCTGACCTGGATGATGAGATGGAGATCGCCCTCCAAGGGGAGCAGTGGTACAAACGGCCTTTCAAGACTCACCGGAATATTGGCACCGACAATGAATCAATTGTGTGCCCGACCAGTTACAAGAAGAAGTGCCCGATCTGCGAATACCGGGCAAAGCTACTTGAGGAAGGGGCTGAATGGGATTCCAATGAAGTGAAAGCAATCAGGGCCTCAAACCGGAACCTCTACGTGGTAGTCCCATTAGAGCACAAAGAGTTTGATGAAGCCCCGCATGTGTGGGACATTAGCCAGTTCTGCTTCCAGGATATGCTCAATGATGAGCTAGAAGAGGATGATGACTATGGGGTATTCCCCGACCTGGAAGAAGGGCTATCATTAAAGCTCCGATTCAAGAAGATGAACTTGGGAAAGACGAACAAAACGGCCTTTGGAAAGATCAGCCGGATCGACTTTGTTGAGCGGGATGAGCCCTACAACGAAAAGATCCTGAAAAAGGTGCCGGACCTGGATGCTATGATCCCCTGCTTGTCCTATGAGCAGCTGAAAGCAAAGTTCTTTGAACTGGAGGACGAGCCTTCTACAGATGAGAAAGTGGAAGATGCGGACTCTGCGCCAGATACCAAGGATACCAAGGATACCAAGAAAAGTGTAGAAAAAGAACCAGAAGACGCCCCTGAAGAATGCATTGCCTGTGAAGGGTTCGGCGGCGATGGTCAAGGTAACACATGCGGGATCTGTGATGGGACTGGAGTGAAACCGAAGAAGGGGGAATCAGGTGAGACCAAAGAGCCTGAGAAGGAGAAGGAGAAGGAGAAGGAGAAGGAGAAGGAGAAGGAGCCTGAAAAGGGAGCGGCAACT